CGCGGATACACCGACAAATACTGTTGAAGTTCCGTTTAGGTTCTACCCATGCCTTGCAGCGGGGTTGGCGTATTATCTATCAATGAAAAGAGCACCAGACAGGGTCCAACTCTTAAAGGCTGTTTATGAAGAAGAGTTTGAGAGAGCGGCTACAGAGGATAGAGACAGAGCGTCATATAATGTGGTGCCACAATATCAGTATTTTAAGACGAATTAATGGCTAAATTTGCTTCTGGAAAATACGCATACGCAATATCGGATCGTTCTGGTTTTCGATATCGGTATCGAGACATGCGTAAAGAATGGAACGGTGCTTTAGTTGGTAAAGATGAGTTTGAGGCAAAACAACCGCAACTAGGTCCTTTTCATACGGTAGCAGATGTTCAAGCTTTGAGAGACGCACGACCCGATAGAAATGAGCCTTTTGTTATTCTTGTGGGTGTAGCCCCTCTTGGGAAAGATCTCATTCCCATAAAGGCTACAGGGCAGGTGGGTAACGTAACAGTAGTGGTGTAAGCAATGAGTTTTACATTTGCAGAACTTAAAACAGCAATACAAGACTTTACGGAAAACACCGAAACGTCTTTTGTCACCAATTTACCTGTTTTTATAAGGGCCGCCGAAGATAGGATTTTGGGTCTTGTAGACTTAGAGTATTTTAGAAAGAACGTCACGGGTGTCATGACTACTGGTGATAAGTTTTTAAACGCTCCAGATGATTACTTAGCGTCCTTTTCTCTGTCTATAGAAGTCTCCAGTAACAAAGTTTTTCTATTACAGAAAGATGTGAACTTTGTGCAAGAATATAACCCCAACGGTTCTACAACGGGTCAGCCCGTTTATTACGCCTTATTTGATGTAGATAACTTTATTATAGCTCCCACACCGGATGCTAATTACTCTAGTGAGTTACACTATTTTTATAGACCCGCTAGTTTAACCGCCGGGGGCGATAGTGGTACTACTTGGATCAGCACCAATGCTCCAAACACCATCTTGTACGCTTCTTTAGTTGAGGCATACACTTATATGAAGGGTGAGCCAGATCTCTTAACGCTGTACAACAACAGGTTCACAGAGTCTTTACAGAGACTTAAAGATCTCGCAGAGGCTCGTGAGAACAGTGACGCTTACCGTGATGGTTTACCAAGAAGGCCTAGAACGTAATGTTTGACGTTAACATAAATATGCCGGACGATTTTCACGTAGATGTTGAGACCACCTTAAATCGCGGGTGGACTCCGGAAGAGGTGGCTCACCGTTGTGTTAATAAACTAATGTCTGTCTCCGAAAACGCCCCACCTGTTATAAGAGATCAAGCAGAAGCGTTTAAACAAAGCATGGAGTCTGTGGTGGTTTTTTACATGAAAGAGGCCATAAAATCAGATAGAACTACGGTATACAACGCTTTAAAAGAGGCAGGTCACATTGAGTTAGCAGAGATGATTAGGAGATTATAAGATGTCTATTACCCAGGCAATGTGTACAAGTTTTAAAAAAGAGTTACTTGAGGCAAAGCATAATTTTTTAAATTCAGGTGGAAGCACTTTTAAATTAGCTTTGTATACAAGTAGCGCCACCCTAGACGCCACAACCACTGCTTATACCACAAGTAATGAGGTATCAGGCACTGGATACACGGCTAAGGGAAACACTCTTACGAGAGTTGATCCCTCAACCAGTGGCACTACAGCCTTAACTGATTTTGCCGACACAACTTTTAGCAGTTCAACTATAACGGCTAGGGGTGCCTTAATTTTTAATGAAGACACGACTGGAGATACTTCTGTGTGTGTTCTTGATTTTGGAGCCGATAAATCAAGCTCGTCTGGAGATTTCACAATTACTTTTCCAACAGCTAATGCAACGGCAGCGATAATTAGAATAGCCTAATGACCGACATAAAGGTAGCATTCGAGGGATGGAACTCCTCGACGCAGGCTTGGGGGTCTGCGGGATGGGGACAGAATGTTGCTGTTCCCGGTGCTACATCCGGCTTAGGCAGTGTTACAGTATCGGGTGATGCCGTCGTATCAGTCACCGGGGTGGCAGGCACGGGATCGGTTGGTTCTGTCACGGTCTCGGCTGATGCTAATGTCTCTGTCACAGGGGTTGCCGGAACCACTGGTTTAGGATCAGTTGTCGCCACTGGTGATGCCAATATTGATGTCACAGGTGTGGCAGGCACCACTGGATTAGGTAGCGTCACGATATCGGCTGATGCTAATGTTGATGTCACAGGTGTGGCTGGGACTAGTTCTGTCGGCTCTGTTACTATTGTTGAAGGACAGGGCATTACCGTTACCCTTACAGGTGTTGATAGCACGGGCTCTGTTGGCAGTGTCACGGTATCCGGTGATGCTAATGTGGATGCCACTGGGGTTGCTGGGACCACTGGATTAGGCTCTGTAACGGTCTCCCTTGGCACAACAATAGATGTAACGGGAGTGTCGGGCACTTCTGAGGCGGGCAGTGTTACAGTAACGGGTGACGTTATTGTACCTGTTACGGGTGTCTCTGCTACGGGCGAAACGTCTAGGGTTAATGTTTGGTCTGTAATTAGTCCCGATCAAACGCCGAGTTGGTCTGCTGTAACACCCAGTCAAACACCTAGCTGGAGCTCTGTAACACCTAGTCAAACGCCGAGTTGGTCTGCTATAACACCTAGTCAAACGCCGAGTTGGTCCGCTACAACACCCAGTCAAACGCCTAACTGGCAAGAAACAAAACGCAAAGCCGCATAGTGAGATAGATCATGACTTCTACATATACAGCTAATAATGGCATTGAAAAAATTGAAACCGGGGATCAGTCGGGGACGTGGGGTGAAACCACTAACACAAACTTTGACATTATAGACCGTGCCCTAAACGGTGTGGGAAGTATCACACTCTCTGGAACCTCGCACACCCTAACAACCACGGATGGCTCACTTACAGACGGTATGTTCAAAGTCTTGTCTTTGGCCGGGTCTCCTACTGGAACAAACACTATTACTATTAGTCCTAACGACCAGGATAAGCTGTATTTTGTGAAAAACGCCAGTGGTCAATCTGCTGTGTTTAGCCAAGGGACAGGTGCCAATGTAACGATACCAAACGGTGGGGCTGATATTATATTCGCTGACGGCGCAGGAAGCGGTGCAGCAGTCTCAAGTCTTTTTGCCAGTTCAGTAACTTTTGGCAGTGATGTTCTTGTTGGAGATGATTTAACCCTTAACAGTGATAGCGCAGTGTTAGGTTTTGGCGCGGATACAGACACAACCCTCACGCATACAGATGGCACAGGGCTGACTCTTAACTCCACTAATAAACTAACTTTTGGTGATGCTGCTAGTTTTATTCAACAAAGTAGTAATGGTGTTCTTCGTATAGACGGGGAGGCAACTATTGATCTTAATGCGTCTACCGCTGTCACAGTTAGCAATGATCTTAAATTAGACTCTGACAGTGCAGTTTTAGGGTTTGGCGCGGATAATGATGTAACCATTACGCACGATCCTGATGACGGTTTGTTCTTCAAATCAGCAGCAACGGGTGATGATAATCCTTTCGTTCTTACAATTCAAACAGGTGAGACAGATATAGCTGCTAATGACAAACTAGGAGTGATTAATTTTCAAGCTCCTGATGAAGGGACAGGCACAGACGCTATACTGGTAGCCGCTGGAATAGAGGCAATTTCAGAGGGTGACTTTTCAGCTAGTTCAAACGCCACGTCTCTAATTTTTAAAACAGCATCATCAGAAGCAGCGGCGGAAAAGGTACGCATTGACTCAGCGGGTCGGGTTAACATTAACACAACTACTAGCGTAAATGGATATCCACTTCATGTAGGATCTTCCGGTAATACTCAAGCACTCTTAACTGCTGCTGCTAATTTTAATTCTACCATTGCGTTTGGTGATCCAGATTCAAGCACTGCTGGTCAAATTGTGTATGCCCATAACGGAGATCAGTTGAGATTTCACGTAAACGGTAACAGTACACAATCTATGACGATTGATTCAAGTGGTGCTGTAGGAATAGGAGCAGAACCTTCAGGTGGCACAGCACTGGACGTTCGTAACGATGGCGTAATTCAAGTTCTTAACACAGATCAAATTCAACTTATAGCGTCCAATGGCGGAAGTATCTC